CTGCTCCATAATTCCATTGGTAGGTCTAACCGACCCCCTCACTATCTCTAGTAAAGGAGTAAATCAGTACCAACCAAGGCGTCCAAAAGGACGCTGTCACGTGGCCGGGAGAAAATCCCGTAATCTGGTATCATTCTCGGATCGATGTGATCTAAGTTTGACATCGGACTTTTGGGCCACACTCGGTTCATGTGACCATAAGGGCTCACATGGGTTGAGTTGTCCGTCTTCACTGCGAGATAACGTTTCACAGCGAAGAGACCTCCTAGGGGGTACTTCTTACGGTTTCGACGCCGTTTGAAGACCACCCGCCCTTCTAGGTACGTTCTTTCAGCCGCATAGCCGCTGTCGTCGATACGACATAGGTACGAAGCGTCGGAAGGCCCGTACGGGAGGGGTCCCAGGAACTTCTCGGCAAGGGTATAACACCACTGCGCGTAAGCAAGTAGTCCAGATCTGTCCAAATTGTTGGCAAATCGGACCAAAGCAACGACACGAGAAGGGTCCTCTTTTCTGATGGAGTGCGTGTCAACGATTCCCTTTTTTATTCTAATTGGGGTTACATCGTTGCCGCGAAACGCATCAAAACCGCATGACTCAGCAAATAAAGAGTTGACAAAGCTCTTGTCCTTGTTGACCATGAGACCAACCTTGCTTAGGGCGCGATAGCACTCATCAACATGATTAGTGTCAACGATAATATCGTCGCCGTAAACAAAGACACTGCTCTTGGCAGTAGCGAAGTCTACACCAGCAACTTGCACGAGGTGTGCAACAACCACAAAATAAATCGCGGTTGCCAATACAGGGAAGCAGGTGGCGGAGCCCATGGGGGCAAATTTCTCCAGTTCGATCTGTCGGCCATCGGGCAAGACAGTAAACTGGGAACGTGATGTCATGAGAGCATCACGTAGCGCACCGGAGAACAGGGCGTTGACGAGCTTACAAGAAACTCGATCTGAAGCCTCTTTGAGATCCAACGTCGAAAAACGCTGGGTCATTGAGGCCTCCTTCGCCAAATCACGATTTACCGTCTGATCAGTGAAATTAATCTGACCAGAGGTGATTGGGTGACGTTCCAAGGTACCGACCATGTAGTCCAGTATTCCTTGTTGGATATACTGGTTCTCCACAGGTTCGCACGATATGATGCGAGGGCCACGACTGTCTTTTGGGACAAGAATGACCTTTGCACTGTTCTCCTTTGGGGAGCACATCGGGCGAAAATCGAAAATCGATCTGTGGGGAAGACGGTCATAGCGATTCCAAAAGTCGTTACCATTGAAAAAATGGAGAAGAGGTGCCATCCATACAGAGGGTAGAGAGCTTAGTTGCTTCTCATACTTCTCGTACTGGTCACGCACTCCGTTGGCGACTCCAGGACCATGTTTCGGCGAAATGTCACCCAGGTTAAACTGAGAAAACACCGAGCCTATCATGTCGCGCGCTAAACGAATTGAAGAGTCCTCTACAATGTGAAGATCCTTCAATTCCCGCTCAGTTTCTACGAATCCGTTAATGACCTTCTGGTCCAATACAGGGTCAGAGATCAAGTCAAGTTTGTACCAATGGTAACAGAACTGACGGATAACGTAAACAGAATATGGCGATGGGTCCTCTAAAAGGTTCCCATTCCAATCGAATACGTCGCGAAACCACGAACCTAGCAAAGCTGGGAGAGCAGAGCCAGGTCCGGACTTCTTAAAGGAAGTAGGACACTGGTACTTTTTCTCTGAGATCCCTTTTTCAAGGGATTTAGCCAATAAAGGCAAGGTCTTGGTCACAAAACCAAAACCCTCAGAGGAGAAGCGCGCAAAAACGTATTCTTGATCGCTTCTCGACAATGACAGATCAGCCATCAAGTGGCTGATTGATCCAACCATGAACTCCTTATAGCGGCCCAGGTGCTTCGTTCGAAGCTTTTGGAGCTCACTGTGACAGCGATTGCGTAAAATAGCAACCTGCCGTCCCACTGTAAAGTGGAAGAGGTTCAAGGGAGGATTTTCACTGCTACATGCAATTCGCATGCTTGGTTCCTCTATTGAATCAGTTAATCTGACCGATAGATGCACCTTCAGTGGCCGGAACTGGCAAGCAAATCTGTGAAGACAGCTTGTAATACCAGTCCGGATACGCAACGATAAGTAAGGGGATCACGAACTTCAACAGATAATCTCTGTTGTTGCTAGAGACCATTACCGTTCACCGCGTAAGATACGCTCCACATTGTCTGTATTTTGCAAGAAGGCATTAAGGTTGGAACAATACCAACGCACATCCTGAGCATCCCACTCATCCATGTTTCCACGGATGACGAGGTATGCAGTCAGAGGTGCGTCGGGTCCATCCTCAATGGACTTCATGCCGTCGAGTTTAACGACGAAGTCAGACAGACCAGTAGATTTCAAGGTACTCTTAATTGAGAAACGCTTGTAGTCCGTGGTTGTGGAGTTAACCGACGTGTATAGACCGTCGTCAAGGCGAACATAGTTCACATCGACGGCGTCTACCACTAGGGGATCACTGAATGCCATGAGTTGACCCTGACTTGTTGGGGTGGAAAAGATGCGTAAGCTATTTTCCCTTGGCAGCTAAAGCAAGGCCTAGGACGGTAAGGTAGCGATTGAGCGACGGGAATTTGAATATCCTGAGCGTCTCATCTACTACTATGCCGTCGAAATCATCAAACTTCATTGGTTCCCTATAATAATGGGTTCCTTTGAGGGTTTGGATCACAGTCGGCTCCGGCGATTTGCCTGGAGTAAACGTGTAACCACCTGGATAGACAGAGTCCGGATTTATGTCCGGAACGAGCACATCGGCAGTTACCTGCGCGGTGTACTCGATCTTGCGCGAATACCAACTCTGAACGAGCTGGATATTGTCAAGACCTGTCCCTCTGTCAAGGGCCGCACCGATAGGTACGAGCCAATCAATGACAAAGGAGAAAGGGATGAACTCCCATAACGTTGCGAGACTGAGTTCAAAGTTAAATCTTTTGATCGGTCCTCGCAAGTCATTGGAGATTTGGCCTTTGAAACGTATACCCCACACCGTCTTCGCAGTACCAACAACCTTTACCTGGATACCAGGGGAAGGGCTGTAGGTATGAGAGAACGACTGTGGATCCGTGAAAACTTGTCTAATACCTCGAGTCAATGCACCGTGAAGTCGGTCCAATTGCTTCGTCCAGCCATTTAAGCGCTGTTCGATAGCTTTGAGATCCGACACAAACGGGAGTAAGCCGAGAGTAGTTGACAGAATAGCCGAGCTACCCGACGAGAAGTCCGTTAAAGGATTATCGTAGCTGATCGCAAATTTCTTACCCTTGAACTGTTTAAGGTTCTTAGGTTTGATTTTCTTGAAGCTTAAGGGTTCGAAGATAAAGGTTAATGCGGAGAAATCCGACAGAAACTTTGAGACAGCCACTTTGGCCATCTTATCGACGTCCGGTTGTTTAGGAGCACTAAGATTTAGGAATGGTACTTCACCTGGGTTAAACCAGATTTTGTACTGATCTTTGATCGTTGTGCTAGTTTTCAGGAGAGTGTACTTCGGATACGGATGCAAAGTCGTCTCCCACTTAGTGTGGAAAACGGCCTTGACTGGACGGTTCTTACGGCCAATCGGACTATCGTCCGATAAGATGAATTCCCTACGATATGGTATTTCCACATCAATAAAGGAGTTGTCATCTGGCTTCTGGAGAGATGATTTCCAGATAACCCGCTCGTTCAAACGCATCACCGTATCTTGGTAGATTGGTGTACGTGCTTTAAGTGACATGTCGAGAAAGTTGGAAGGTGTGCCCTCGCGGGCG